GCCATCGCGACCCGCGCCCGCGAAGCCGAGCGTGACCGCGTCTCCACCATCTACGATTTGGCTGGACGGCTGAACCTCGAGCGCAGCTTCGCCGAGGATCTGGTCAAGCGCGGCGTCAGCGTCGACGAATCCCGCCGCCTGATCCTCGATCAGGTCGCCGCGAAGTCCGACGAGACCCGCACCTTCCCGCATGTCTCCGTGCCCCTCGGCGGGCGCGATGAACGTATCACCCGCCGCGACGCCGTGGCGAACGCGCTCTTGCACCGCTACAGCCCGACGCTGTTCCCCCTGGAAGACACCGCGCGCCAGTATCGCGGCATGACGTTGCTGGAACTCGCCCGCGAAAGCCTCGGTAACTCCGGGGTCAACACGCGCGGCCTCTCGCGCGACGAGGTGGCAACGCGCGCGCTGCACTCGACCTCGGACTTCCCCGAGATCCTCTCGGCGGTCACCAACAAGACCCTGCGCCAGGCCTATGACGCCTATCCCCGGACCTTCTCGCTCTTCTGCCGCCAGGTGCTGGCTACCGACTTCAAGTCGATGCACCGTGTCCAGCTCGGCGAGGCGCCGCAGCTTCTGGAAGTGGGCGAGAGCGGCGAGTTCAAGCGCGGCTCGCTCGGCGAGAGCAAGGAGAGCTACAAGGTCAAGACCTATGGCCGCGTCGTCGCGATCACCCGCCAGGTGCTGATCAACGACGATCTCGACGCCTTCACGCGCATCCCGGCGATGTACGGCAACTCCATCGCCCAGCTGGAGAGTGACGTCGTCTGGGGCATCATCACCGCGAACCCGGCGATGGCCGATGGCACGGCGCTGTTCCACGCCAACCACAAGAACCTCGCGGGCACCGGCGCGGCGCTGGCGGTCGATGCGGTTGGCGCGGCGCGTGCCGCGATGGCGCTGCAGACCGGCCTCGACAAGAAGACGGTGCTGAACATCCGTCCCGCTTTCCTGATCGTGCCCGCCGCGCTGGAGCTGAAGGCCGAGCAGCTGGTCGCGCAGAACCTCGTGCCTGCCGCGACCTCCAGCGTGGTGCCGCAGTCGATCCGCACGCTCTCGCCGATCAGCGAGCCGCGCCTCGATGCGGCGAGCGCCACCGCCTGGTATCTGGCCGCAAGCCCCAACCAGATCGACACCATCGAATACGCCTATCTCGAGGGTCAGCAGGGCGCCTATATCGAGACCCGCAACGGCTTCGACGTCGATGGGGTCGAGATCAAGTGCCGCCTCGACTTCGGCGCCAAGGCCATCGACTGGCGCGGCCTCTACAAGAACCCGGGCGCGTAACCCGCACCCCATGCTGAACCCTGAAACGCGGGCGGTCCTGACGGGCCGCCCTTCGTCTTTCCACGAGGATCACCCCCATGAAAAACTTCGTCCAGCCCGGCAACACCATCTCCCTGATCGCCCCCTACGCCGTCGCCTCCGGCGATGGCCTGCTCGTTGGCTCCATCTTCGGCGTCGCTGCTGGCACCGCCGCCCTCGGCGAGAGCGTCGAGGCCGCGCTCACCGGCGTCTTCGACATCACCAAGATCGGCTCGCAGGCCTGGACCGCGGGTGCCAGGATCTACTGGGACGACACCAACAAGCGCACCACCAACGTGGCGACCTCGAACACGCTGATCGGCGTCGCCACCGAGGCGGTCGCGGGCGGTGCCGGAGACACCATCGGCCGAGTGCGGTTGAACGGCGCGTTCTGATGACTGCCTTCGCCGCCGCCGTCAGCGCGCTCTTCACCGATCCGAATATCGGCCGAGATGCGGTCTACACGCCCGAGGGCGGTGCGCCCGTGCTGGTGCGTGCCGTTGCCCGGCGCGCCGACGCCGTCACCGACTTCGGCGATGCGCGGCTCTGGTCGGAAACCACCCGGATCGACCTGCGCGTTGCCGAGGTGGCGAACCCGCGCCCCGGCGACCGGATCGAGATCGACGGCGAAGCCTGCCTGATCCAGGGCGAACCCGTCCGCGACCGTGAACAGCTGGTCTGGACCGTCGATCTGAGGCCCGCGTGAAACTGAAGCTCGACATCGATCCCGACATCGTCGCGATGATGCAAGCCGAGGTCGCGGCGGGCGAACGCGCCGTCACCGCCGCGATGCGCGAGGCCGGGACCGGGCTCAAGGCCGCGTGGCGCTTGCAGGTCACCGGCGCAGGGCTCGGCACACGGCTCGCCAACACGATCCGCAGCCAGACGTTTCCGAAGGCGGGCGAAAGCCTCGACGCCGCCGCGCTGGTCTGGTCCCAGGCCCCGGTGATCGTCAGCGCCCACGACACCGGGCCGCTGATCCGCTCGAAGAACGGGTTCTGGCTGGCGATCCCGCTACCCGCCGCAGGCAAGTCGCTGCGCGGCGGCCGGATCACCCCAGGCGAATGGGAACGGCGTCGCGGGTTGCGCCTGCGCTTCGTCTATCGCCGGACGGGCCCGAGCCTGCTGGTGGCCGAAGGACGGCTGAACACCAAAGGCCAAGCGGTCGTGTCGCGATCAAAGACCGGGCGCGGCAAGGTCACCGCGCCGATCTTCCTGCTCGTGCCGCAGGTGAAACTGCCGAAACGGCTAGATCTTGCAAGGGATGCCGACCGGGCGTTGGACAGCGTGCCGGGGCTGATCGTGGCGAACTGGGTGGACGGCAAATTCGGATAGCTACCCGACGTGGACCGTAACGTCATAGCCCAGAGACTTGAGAGATTTCGACGTTCGCCCGTTCCGAGGTGGGAAGCGATCCGGTAGCGCCCACCCCACGAGTTCGCCCAGTGCACTGACCCCGAGACCTTCGATTTTCCATTTCGGGTCATGAAATGCGGTCCAGAGGCGCTCGGGCAACTGTGCCTCCGGACCACCATAGAGGATGAACTTCAAGAATTGCTTCACGTCGTTGCCGCCTGCGGACTTGTCGCCCCAAATCCGCATCGAGAGCGCGTCGACCTTTTCCGGTATCGTGTACGTCGTTCCGTCCTCACGAAGACCTACAGCCTTGTTGGCGACGCGTCGCGCATAGTCCTTGATGGAATGTATGCCCATGCAGATCTCGCGGAAGGCTTCATAGTCCATATCATCGATGGCCTCTGCAGTGAGCGCCTCCCGCAGCATGGGTGCGGTGGAATTCAACATGACGTCCTCTTCGGACGGGGCCTTGGGCAGATTGCGCCACCAATTGATGGCGTCTGCGAGCGCAGCATCAGGGTTCCGCTTGTTCTGTTCGAAATGGTCGGCGTAGAGCGCTCTGCGCCCATCGAAGGTGCGCTGGTAATAGTGTGCATGGAGGAACTGATCGCCCTGAGCGCCTGCAGGCGCATTGGCGTCGATCCATGAGGGTCTGTTCTCGGGCTTGCTCACCAAGTTCCCGATATCGCGAAGCTGCTGAAGAGTAGAGTGCCATTCCTCGAGGAATGCCTCGCGGCGGCGGTCAGTGGCCTTCTTCTTCCCGGTCTGCACGAGCCCGGACCACTTGTTGAAACTCGGGCTTTTCCAGAACTCGTCGGAAGGCAGCTCCGAGCTGGCTATCTGCTTTGCGCGCTTCAGCATGACAGCGAGTAACTCGTCTGTCAGCGGTGTCGAGTTCCGATCAAGCACAGCGAAGAGTTCAAGGATATCTTCTGCCATTTCATCTGTGATCTCGGCCTCGGAAAAGAAGCAGCCGGCCTCGACGTTCCTGTACCAGGCACTCGCAGAGAGGTTCGCGGAGCCGATGTAGAGGCCGTACTCGCGCCACCAGATTACCTTCGCATGGTGATGCTGAACGAGGCGGCATTGGAAACGGGCCGACTTGCGGGCGAGGAACGAGGACAAGATGGAAGGTTTGACTGCGACGCCTTCGTCGAGGCGACCGTAATACTTGTGCGGAATGCCGTTGTTCCAACACCAGTCGAATAGAAGATCCATTTCGGTCGCGTACGCGACCGCTGCCAGAACCTCTTGCGTCTCAGCAGCCGCGTTCAGCGTGATGTTGGTGAGATAGTTCCCGTTTATGCCGCCCATCATCAGTTGCATCGTAATCTCGTCGATTTGGTTTGCTTTTCGACACCTTAGACGAAAGCGCGGATATGCCCACCCCACGCGAAACCATCCTCGCCGCGCTGCACGCGCGGCTCTCGGCGCTGCCCGCCACCGCCCTGCGGGGTGAAGTGTTGCCCGAGCGCGTGCCAGCCGGGGGGCTGCTGATCCTGCGCGATGGCGAGCCGGGGGAGCCCGAGGTGACGCTGTCGCCGCTGCGCTATCACTACCAGCACCGCGCCGAAGTCGAGGCTGTCGTTCAGGGCGCTGAACGTGACAACGCCTTCGACACGCTGATCGCCAGCATCGGCACGGCGCTCACCGCCGACCGCACGCTGGGCGGGCTCTGCGACTGGGTCGAGGCGGAAGCGCCGCGCCCAGTCGATCTGCCGGTCGAGGGCGCGGCCAGCCTGAAGGCCGCCGTGATCCCGGTCGTTCTGCACTATTCCACGGCCGATCCGCTGGCCTGACCCAACCGACCACAGGAGTTGAGATATGGCACGAGCCCAGGGGGCGCGGGCGCTGATGGCGCTTGCGTTCGAGACGACCTACGGCACGCCGCCCGCAGGCGGCTTCACGAAGATGCCCTTCGCCAGCACCACGCTCGGCGCAGAGCAGCCGCTCTTGAACTCCGAGCTGCTCGGCTATGGCCGTGACCCACTTGCGCCGATCAAGGACGCAGTGACGGCCGACGGCGATGTCGTGGTGCCGCTTGACGCCGAGGCTTTCGGCTTCTGGCTGAAGGCGGCCTTCGGGGCGCCGACGACGACCGGCACCGGCCCCTGGACGCACGAGTTCCAGTCGGGTGCCTGGACCCTGCCGAGCCTCTCCATCGAGACTGGCATGCCGGATGTGCCGCGCTACGCCATGTATTCCGGTTGCGTGCTCGACCAGATCACCTGGCAGATGCAGCGCTCGGGGCTGTTGACCGCGACCGCACGGCTGGTGGCACAGGGCGAGACGGTGGGAACGACGACCAGCGCCGGAACTCCGGCTGCGCTGGAGCTGAAGCGGTTCGGCCATTTCAACGGGTCGATCACGCGGAACGGCTCGGCCCTCGGCAATGTGGTCTCCGCCGACATCGCCTATGCCAACAACCTCGACCGCATCGAGACCATCCGTTCGGACGGGCGCATCGACGGCGCAGACCCGTCCATCGCGGCGCTGACCGGCTCCATCGAGGTTCGGTTCGCCGACAGCACGCTGGTGACGCAGGCGATCAACGGCGATCCGTGTGAGCTCGAGTTCGCCTACGTCCTGCCGTCTGGCGAGAGCTTCATCTTCACGGTGCACGCCGTCTACCTGCCGCGCCCCCGGATTGAAATCTCTGGGCCGCAGGGCGTGCAGGCCACCTTCGACTGGCAGGCCGCCCGCGACAGCGTGGTCGGCCGGATGTGTACCGCAACCCTCGTGAACGACGTGGAGACCTATTGATGCTGACGCTCGACCTGACGAACGCGCCCCGCTGGCATGACCTCGCGCCCGGCGTCCGAGTGCAACTGCGCCCGTTGACCACCGCGCTGATGGTGATGACCCGCAGCGACCCGGCCGTCGAAACGGTGCCGAAGGACGCCTCCGATGAGGAGCGCGCAGTGGCCTTCGCCAAGGCGCTGGCCCGACGCGCGGTGCTCGCTTGGGACGGCATCG